TCTGATGTTTCTTGAGGAGACACCTGAGCGTACCATGCGTGGCCTTGTCGGTCTTGAACTGAACAAGCCTATCCACTTACCTGATTGTGAGTATGACGACAGCGACATTGACCTTGTGTATGATACGATGGACTATGAGAATCGTGTCTATCTATGGGAACACTTCGGTAGTAACGAGATAGAAAACGTACTGGGCCGCATGAGATACTTCGTTAAGGTACTGGGCGTGAAATACATCGTACTCGATCACGTCTCAATACTCGTATCTGATCAGAGCAACGGTGATGAGCGACGTGCTTTGGATATGATCATGACTAAGCTGCGGACGTTCGTTCAGGAGATGGGGATTTGTATGTTCCTCGTAAGCCACCTACGGCGTCCTGAAGGGAAGCAATTGGAGGATGGTGCTGTCACCTCCCTTGGTATGTTACGTGGCTCAGCGTCGATTGCACAGCTCTCTGACGCAGTGATTGGAGCTGAGCGTAACAGTCAGAGTGATGATCCTGTTGTTAGAAACACGACTGTGCTGCGTGTGTTGAAGAACAGATACACTGGCAAGACAGGTAAGGCGTGTGAAGTATTCTACAACGAAGCCACTGGACGATTAACACAACGAGAGGAGAAACACGATGTTGTCTTGTAAGCTGGGAGAAAACGAACAGAAAGTTTGTGAGTCTGTTGCTCGTATGCGCTACGAGAACGCTAGGAAAAAAGGGTTTTCACAATCTCAGAATGTAATAAAAGCAGCTTCACATAAAGATATTGACGTTGATGGCGTTGGTTCTGAGATGGCAGCAGCAAAGGTGCTTAACGTTTACTACGACATTGAGACAAACTATAGCGCACATGAATTACCTTTACACGACTTGATGTATAAAGGAAAGACTGTCGATGTAAAAACTACAAAGTATCAGAGAGGTAGGCTTATTGTAATGCCTCATAAGGTACATGACAAATGTGATATATATTTGTTAGTTGTGGGTAGCTTTCCTGATTACAACGTAGTAGGTTATGCTGCACACGATCAGATAATACAAGAGGAAAACTGGGGTGATCCTTTTGGTAGAGGTAAGCCTGCATACTTTTTAGATCAGCATAAGCTGACACCCATAGAGGATTTGATTGGATGAGATGTATTGCGTGTGACGTAGAGCTAACAGACTACGAAGCGACAAGAAGGTATGCTGTTAGCAAAGAGTTTGTAGACTTGTGCAACACATGCTTCGCTGTTACGCTAGACGACGGTGACGTTATTGATCGTGATGATCTACGAACACTCGCTGACATAGAGGAGACGATACATTATGAGCAAGATTGGGACTTGGATATTGGAACAGGAACGGTTGACGGAGACTTACCAGAAGTTTAACCACGATACCGACAAAGAAGAACTGAACAGGCGTTACCATGAATACATGCTACTTGGATATAGAAACAAGTTTGGATCACTCAACGATCTGGTGTGCCGTTACGAAGGTGAAGAACAACATCCAAGTACACACTGGTCCAGATTCCTTGAGGAGTGTGCTGAATGAAGCAGACGAAATTGTGGGGCATAACCTTATCGGATTCGATTGTCGTATCCTTGATACTGTTTGGGGTGTACGCATTCCTAGGCATCGTGTTATGGATAGCCTCTACCTATCCCGCCTGTACAACCCCAGTCAAGAAGGCGGGCATTCACTGCGAAACTGGGGAGCAATCCTTGGAGGAACAGGAAAGCTCGACTTTACAGACTACGACGGTGGACTAACTGACGAGATGATCGAGTACTGTATCGCTGACGTTGAACTAACTGAGCGTGTGCATCGGTGGTTAGCATTACAGCTACGCAAGGAAGGCTTCTCTCAGAAGTGTATTGATCTTGAGCATCGTGTGGGTTGGATCGTGACTGATCAGGAGCAGAACGGTTTCAAGCTTGACGTACCGTATGCTGAGAAGCTGATGATGGATCTTATGTTTGAGATGAACAATATAGAGTCAGAGTTACAAGCTATCTTCCCACCCATCGTTGAAGAGCGCTGGTCTGAGAAGACAGGTAAGCAACTGAAGGATAAGGTAACAGTCTTCAATCCCGGCTCACGTAAGCAGATAGCAGAACGGCTGCAAAGTCTTGGTGTTAAGTTTGACAAGAAGACTGAGAAGGGTAACATCATCGTTGATGAGAAGGTACTTGAAGGGATAAATCTCCCCGAAGCCAAAGCAGTTGCACGTTACATGATGTTGCAAAAGCGAGTAGCTCAGATCGATTCATGGTTGAAAGCTGTTAAGGACGATGGTAGAGTACATGGCAGAGTCATCACTAACGGAGCAGTCACTGGACGTATGACACACCTATCACCTAACATGGCTCAGGTACCAGCAGTATCTGCACCGTTTGGTACAGAGTGTCGGTCATGCTGGACAGTGGACGAAGGTAACAAATTAGTTGGTATCGATGCCAGCGGACTAGAGCTACGTATGTTAGCTCACTACATGGACGACGAAGATTACACTAATGAAATCCTCAATGGCGATATTCATACGGCTAATCAACGAGCAGCTGGACTTGAGACACGTCCTCTTGCAAAAACATTCATTTATGCGTTTCTGTATGGAGCCGGAGATGCTAAGATCGGAGCTATCGTTGGAGGAAATAGCGTTACTGGACGAAGACTTAAGGAAACATTTCTATCTAACACGCCGTCTCTTGAAAGAGTTAGAAGAGATACTCACAGGGAGGCTGCATCAGGCATCCTTACTGCACTTGACGGACGAAAGCTCAGAGTCAGATCAGAACACGCCGCGCTGAATACGTTATTACAAGGTGCTGGGGCTATTGTTATGAAGGAAGCTTTGGTACACTTGGCAGATAAGCTACGAAACATACCACATAGATTTGTTGCTAACGTCCATGACGAATGGCAAATAGAAACACCAGCACACTACGCTGATACGGTTGGACGTATGGGTGTACGTGCTATCAGAATCGCCGGTGAGGCATTAAGCCTACGATGTCCCTTAGACGGCGAATATAGAGTAGGCAACAATTGGGCAGAAACACATTAAGGAGAGTCTTATGTCTGCAAACAAACTACCACCCATCACTGTACGCGGAACCGTCTACTGGTGTGAGCGTAACAAGCTCAACAAGTACAGCAACAAGTACCAAGTACAGCTTGGAAACCTCAGCGATAAAGCTGTTGAAGCCATTGAAGAGATGGGTATTGCACCAAGCAACAAAGGTGACGACCGTGGTTTCTTTATCACCATGAAGAGCAACAACCCTATGCGTATCACTGACGAGTCTGGCACTGAGATTCCTGAAGACGTACTCATTGCTAACGGATCTGAAGCTGTCGCTGTTGTAGGTTACTACGACTGGTCTGTTGGTACTGGACGGTCGCCATCGATGATTAAGATGAAGGTTACTAACCTGATCGAGTACAACGAAAACGCTGTGTCTGAAGCGGAAGCGTTGTGATCCTGATCGACGGTGACATCGTAGCTTATCGTTGTGCATTCAAGTGCAATGATGAGTCAGTCAAGACTGCCTGTTATACTACGGGCAGTTTCTTGTCTGATCTTGTTAGCGATCTATACATACAGATAGAAAGCGAACCAGACTACCGTGTCTACCTGACAGGCAAAGGCAACTTTCGTAACGACATAGCTGTGACTGCGCCTTACAAGGGTAACCGTAAGGACAAAGAAAAGCCTGTACACTTGGAAGCTATACGTGAGTACCTTATCAATGATTGGAACGCTGTTGTTACTGAGGGTGAGGAAGCTGATGACTTGATTGCTATCGACGCTACCGCCAACCCTGACAGCATCATCGTCAGTCTCGATAAGGACTTTCAACAAGTACCGTGCAGGCACTACAACTTCAACAAGCGTGAACTAACTTCTGTTACTGAAGAGGAAGGTCTGTTATTCTTCTATCGTCAAATCATCATGGGTGACAAAGCTGATAACATTGTCGGTGTGTATGGTATTGGTGATAAGAAATCTCAGAAGCTGCTCGAAGGATTGACAGAGATAGAGATGTTTAACAAGTGCGTTGAGTTGTTAGAATCTGAAGAGCGAGTCATTGAGAACGCTAGACTGCTCTGGCTACGTCGTGAACCTAATCAACTATGGGAAAGACCAAGTGAAGAGAACGAAGCGTAACATACCTAAAGGGTACGATAGCTGGTTCGA